GGGGTCGATGCCGGCGAACGAGGTCGCGTTCTTGACGATGACCGGGATGCCGTTGAAGTCCTTGCCGCCGTTGCCGACGGAAGCGGCCCACAGCATCGCGTTCAGGTCGTCCGCGATGGACAGCTTGAGCTGGTCCACCTTGGCCTGGAGCAAGGAGATGAGCTGGGCTGCCCCAGCGTTCTTCTTGACTTCCTCGCCTGAGATGGTGACGGAGCCCGCGTGCTGCTTCCACTCGAACTCGGCCCAGCCCAGCCCCTCCTGGGGCGTGGTGTCGATGACGTCGTAGCCCGAGTAGGTCGACACCGTGTCGTTGAAGGCGGTCAGCAGGGGTCGCCTGATGACGGTTCCGCCGTCAACGTTCACGCGCGACTTCATGTTGAGCCACGCCGTCAACGCGTTCTCGTTCGAAATCTGGTCACGGAGGATGGGACGCACCTTGTCAAGGGTGGTCGTGACCAGGATGTCGAACTGGTCTGCGTAGATGGACATTTCTGTTCTCTCCTACTGCGTTACTCGGAGCTCTCAGGCTGCGACGTCAAGACTCGCTTGACGGCGGTCTTCCAGCTGTGGCCCGTCTCTTTCTGAGCGGCCATGGCCGCGGCCTTCACCGCGTCGCGCATGGACATGCCGGGTTGCACAGCTGCCGGCTCGGCGGAGCTCGAACGGGGCTTCACGCCCGCGCTCTGCTCGCGCTTCCCAGCGTCGCGCCGCGCCTTTGCGGCGAGCGACTCGACCTCCCGTTTCACGGGGGCCGTCAGCTTGAAGTACAGGTCGGCCGGCGTCAGGACCTCCTCGCGGAGGGCGTAACGCAGGACCTCTTCGCGGGTTCCCGGGAGCTCGCCGTACGTGGACTCGAGCGTGTCGAGCTCGGTGTTCCACGACGACTGGTAGTCCCGGACCTGCTCACGGTTCGTGAGCGTCGCGACCTGGTCCTCCAAGGCGAGCTGGTTCCGAGCCTGCCGGATGATGGCCCCCTTCATGGCGTCGGGGATGGAGAAGTCCTCGGGGTCGATGCCGTACACAGCGAGGAGCTGCGCATCGGTGACCTCTTCGACCTCTTCCGTCGACGCTTCGGGAACCTCCAGCGGCTCGGCGAGCTTGGCCTGGAGCTTGCTGATGGTGCTGTCCTGTTGCGAGAGGTGGCGGATGAGAGCGGCCTTCCTCTCGACCGGAACACCGGTCAGGTCAGTACCCCAGTAGGAGTCCGTGGCTTCGGCTGTGGCGAGCTCCTCAGCGGTGAAGGTCTCGCTCTCGGCCGGCACGGAAGTCTCTGCGGGTGCCTTGGCCGTACTGGGTGGTTCCGCTGGTGCCTCGAGTCCTTCGTCGGGGTCCTCGGCCAGCTCCGTATCGAACGTCGCCAGCTGTGCCTCGAGGTCGTCCTCGGGGGTGTACTTCGACTCGGTCAGCGCCTCAGCGATGGCGCTCTCGAGCCCTGCTTCTGGTGCCATGGTGCATCTCCCTGCGTTGTACCCTTCGCCCTCGGCGCGATTGCGCTGTAGCTTGGGCCTCGACACTTCGTTGTACGCCAGAAGTGGCGTACTTTGCAGGTCCCGAGGGACTCGAACCCCCACCTTCCGCTTTTGGAGAGCGGCGTCCTACCGTTGGACCAGAGACCTTCGTGCAATGTCATTGCCGGTGGGTGGCCAAACCCACCGCCCGCGCCGGGAACCACCCCGGGGTATGACGCTGGCGGGACAGCGTGCCGGCTGGTGAGGCCGGCTAATGCCTACCCGCGCTTCGGGCCCCCACCGTACATGGAGCCGTACGCGACGTTCTTCTGCTGCCCCTCGGCGAAGACGTTCGCCGCTGCCGTCTCGGCCAGCTGTCCGGCCTGGGCTTCCTCCTGGGTCTTCACCATCTTGCGAGTGTCCTCCGGGTCGAGCCCGGCTTCTCGCAACACCCAGGTCATGATTTCGGCTCGGTCGGCCTCCGGCATGGGGAGCAGCATGTTCGCGACGAAGATGGCGCGCTGGAAGCGCTCTTCGCGCGTGAGGTTCTCCTTCGGCGTGAGGGCGATGTCGATGTCGGCCTCGACGGCGATGTCTTCCTTCGTCCAGGTCCACTCGAACTCTTCGCCGGCGTCGGAGATGTAGGTCGCCATGCGCTCCGCGTCGTAGAAGAGCTGCATGAGCTGGAGGGCCGTCGCCGCGATGTCGAGGTACCACTCCTCGAGGCAGGACCGGCGCTCGCCCTGGCGCGCCTGGCCACCGGTGGTGACGAGCTGCGCCTCGGTCGCGGTCGTGCGCTTGGAGGGGAAGACGCCCCGGGTGATTTCGTTCTGCCCGGTCGTCTCCTCGATTTCGGCCTGGATGCGCTCCTGGAGGTCGTAGATTTCCTGCTGGACGGGCGGGATGGCCGGCTGGCCTATCTCCTGGAACGTGTGCTGGTTCTCGAGCCCGACGTACGCCATCCACTCGTCGCTGCCGAGCGCCTTGCGCCCCTGCGCGCCGAGCGCGTCCTTCGGGCCGAAGACCTTCGGGATGGAGCGCTGGACGTGCGTCGCGATGTTCGCGCGGTAGAAGTCGAGCTCCTCGAGCGCGGGCATGATGACCCGCATGTCGCCGAGGCCCTCGAGGTTGTCGGGGTCGTCACGGATGATGAGCGGCTTGAACGGGTTTCGGTCCTCGAGGTCCATGTTGAACATGAGGGGGTTCGGCCGCTGGTGCAGGATGAGGTCGACCTTGTTCTTCGGGTAGACCGTTACGAGGCCGGTCTCGAGGTCCCACATCTCGATGACCGTCACGCGCATGTCGTCGGCGGTGTCCTCGTTGGCGCCGAGGCCCTCGACGTCCGCGTAGTCCATGCCGCCGCTGACGTTCGTGTCACCCTCGAGCTCGTCCAGCTTGCGCTGGCCCTCGGTCTTGCCGTACCGCTCGAGCACGAACTCGACGTACTGGGGGTTGAACCGGACCTCTTCCGCTGGGAGTTTCGTGAGCTGCGCGACCCAGCGCGCGTCCTCTATCTGCTTCGCCGACACGTCGTACCGGATGTCGGTGAACGGCACGTAGTCGACGCACACGCGGTCCCGGAGGATGATGGGGACCTCTTCGGTCATCGCCACCATCTTCTCGAGCGTCGCCGTGTCCATGTCGGGGTCCTTGCCGAGCAGCTCGGCGACCTCCGCGCGCACTGCGGCCGCGGGACGGTCGCGGACCTCCGTGTCCTCGGCGTAGTCGTAGTACACCTTCGCCCAGCCGATGTCCACGATGAGCGCGTCCTTGATGGCCTTCTTGGCCCGGCGCTGCATCTTCGTGTCCTTCATCGCCTGGTTCAGGCCGCCCTCGGCCGCGAGAAGCTGCTCCGCGGTGGCCTTGCCCTTCCGCCGGAGGATGAACTCCACGTCGACGGCGGTGAGGGAAGAGAACATCGTGTCGATGGTGCCGATGCCCTGCGTGACGTTGACGCGGAGGCCGTCCGGCGTCAGCTGGTCCTCGGTCGGCTCGTTCTGGTACCGGGCGAGAAACTGCTTGTACCCGGGCTCGCGCTTCTCGTAGTCCACCTGCGCCATGCGAAGCCGCCGGTTGTAGACCTTGAGCATCGTCTCCTCGTCTTCGTAGACGCGGAAGACCGTGTTCTTCGTCATGGACGGATGACTCCTTCGGCGCTGAACGTCGGTTTCGACCGAAGGCGCCGCGCGCGGCCCGACGGGTTCAGGACTTGGTCGAAGACGTGGCCGTAGGTGTTCGCGGCGAACGCCTCATCGCCCTCGACGGACTCCGCTTCGCGCGGCCCGAAGGGCAGCAGCATCGTCGCGGCGTACCGGAGAGCGTCAACGTAGTGGGATGTCCAGTCGTGGACTGGGTCTTTCGTGGCCTTCATGCCGTCGGCGTCGAGCTTCCACTTGTGGGAAGCGAGCGCCTGGCTGACGACCTCGGCACCCTCGCGCTGCACCCAGACCTTCTCGCCGGCCATGAGGTTGTTCAGGATGCGGAGGGAGAAGTCCTGAGGCCGCTTGGGCACGGGCCCGACCGGCACGCCGGCCGTGTTCAGGTCGGCGATGATGCTCGAGCCGGTGCTCGGGTTCCGCTGGATGCCAGCGGGGTCCCCGTAGTCGCCCTTGGTCTTCACGCCGCCGAAGCGTTCGCGCAGCGCGGTGTGGTACGCGTTCGCCCAGTCGGCGGACGTCCACTCCTTCTCGCCTATGGCGTACAGGACGCGGAGCTCGGGGGTCTGGACGCGGGGGCCCTTGTAGGAGCCCTCCCTGTCCTGCCACTTCACCTGCATGAAGAGGCAAACTCCCAGGTCCCCGTAGCCGAAGTCCCAGCCCGAGTAGAGCGGGAGCTCGGGGTCGTACGCCACCTCGGCCTC